ACTAACCCTACACCTGAAGATACAATGGAAAAAATTATGTACCGATCTGGTCAGCGTAGTGTCGTTGAGTGGGTCATTAAATATATGGAGGAAGAATAGTGGCATTAACTCTTTCTGAAGAAGACCTTGGCCTGCTCCGTAACCGAGTTTATAAAGGTTACAAAGGGTATAGTCCTGTAAGACAATACCATAAAGGTGACAATCCAGGACCTGCCTACACAACTAAGTCAGGGGTTAACTACGGTTGGTACTCAACTGAACATCCGGGTTACTTCAACCTTGAGTCAACTTGGGGGTCAACAAGGAAACCCGGTAAAGAGTCTGAACTTTGGGCATCAATTGCTAAAGAAATTGGTATCAAAAGCGTAGATAGCGAGAATGATCTTAGGCAGATGTATGATTATGTCCTAGGGTATACACCACCTGCTCCTGCTGCTCCTGCTCCTAAACCAGTCGCTAAATCTACTCCAGCACCAACGACTCCTACTAATACTTACCAAACACAAATTACTCAGCTGCAGTCATCTTTAAGCGCCAGACAAGCTGCTCTAAATAAAGCTATAGCTGATGCACAAGCATCCACAAAATCCTACCAATCTATTATAAATGATTTAAAAATAGATTTTGGGAACAAATTTGCAGCTGCTCAAGCAAATTATGAAACTCAAACACAAGAATTAATTAAAAAATATGGGTTGCAAATTGGTGGTTTAAAAACTGGTTTTGCAGACCAATTTGCTCAACAAGCTTCAGCTTATGATACAAAATTAGCTAATCAAGCTTCAGCTTATGATAAAAAAATAGCTGAGCAAGCTGCAGCTTATGATACAATATTTGCTAATCAAGCTGCAGATTTTAAAACAAGATTTGAAGGTCAAGAAGCCTCTTTTGTTGAAAGGCTTGCAAAACAACAAAAAGGTTTTGATGTTTCTATGGCAAACCAATCAATTGCTGGACGTGCACCTAGCCTTCAGATAGGTTCAAGTCAAACTGGTTCTCCACAACAAGGAGGTACAGCAGGTTTCCGTAGGAGACCATTACAATTTAATACACCAGCGTATGCTGGATTGTCAATTAATTCAGGGAACATTAACATCTAATGACTGCTAAATCTCGTTATGACAGATTGTCTTCAGACCGTTCCCAGTTTCTAAACAGTGCTAGACAAGCCGCAGATCTAACTTTACCTTATCTTATTAGGGAAGACGAGCACTTTACTAAAGGTGCTCTTAAACTTCAAACACCTTGGCAATCAACAGGAGCTAAAGGTGTGGTGACGCTTGCAAGTAAACTTATGCTTGCATTGCTACCTCCACAAACTAGTTTCTTTAAACTCCAAGTTAACGATATTAACATTCCCCAAGATTTAGGACCACAGATTAGATCAGAACTTGACTTGTCGTTTGCTAAAGTTGAACGTACTATCATGGAGTCTATTGCGGCTTCTACTGATCGTGTTGTCGTTCACCAGGCACTAAAGCATCTTGTAGTTGCTGGTAATGCTCTTATCTTTATGGGTAAGGATGGGCTCAAGCTTTATCCTCTCAACCGCTATGTGGTAGATAGAGATGGTAACGGTAATGTTATTGAAATTGTAACAAAAGAAACAATCTCGAAAAAATTACTGAAAAAATTTTATCCGGATTACAAGGAAGAACAACCCAACAGGGTATCTGACGATTCTTCGGGCCGAGATGATGAATGTGATATTTATACACATGTCACCTTGGATAACAACAGGTGGATCTGGCACCAAGAGGTGTACGATCAGATCCTACCAAAGTCTATGGGCAAGGCACCACTTGACGCTAACCCTTGGCTTGTGCTACGCTTCAACCACGTAGACGGTGAAGTCTACGGACGTGGTAGAGTGGAGGAGTTCATCGGTGACCTCAAGTCACTTGAAGCACTGTCACAAGCCATCGTTGAGGGGAGCGCAGCGGCTGCTAAGGTAGTGTTTACTGTCAGCCCAAGCAGCACCACCAAGCCCCAGACGCTTGCCAAGGCAGGCAATGGTGCTATCATCCAGGGACGACCTGATGACATTGGTGTGGTGCAGGTTGGGAAGACAGCTGACTTCCAGACTGCCTATCAAATGATTGGTTCTCTGACTCAACGTCTAAGTGAAGCATTTCTGATTATGAACGTCAGGGATTCTGAACGTACTACTGCTGAAGAAGTCAGGATGACACAGATGGAGCTAGAGCAACAGCTTGGAGGTTTGTTCTCCTTGCTGACTGTTGAGTTCCTTGTGCCATATCTAAACCGTAAGCTTAACGTTGCACAAAAGACTGGAGAAATCCCCCGACTTCCTAAGGGTGACATTGTTAAACCAACTATTGTTGCTGGTATTAATGCACTTGGTCGTGGACAGGATCGTGAAAGTCTGGCACAGTTTCTTACTGTGATTGCTCAAACAATGGGTCCAGAAGCTATTGGACAGTTTATTAATCCTGATGAGGTTATTAAACGTTTGGCGGCTGCATCTGGTATTGATGTATTGAACCTTGTTAAGAGCATGGAAGAGTTACAAGCTGAACAACAACAAGCTATGGCTCAACAACAGGCAATGATGCAACAACAGCAGGCACCACAGATGGCGGCTGTTGAACAAAAACGTGAACAAGCTGCAGTTCAAGCAGCACAACAACAACAACCACCAACAGTATGAGCGAAACACTTACGATGAATGAAACACCTGCTGATCAGCCAGAATTTAACGCTGATGAGCAAGACTCCCTGCAGGTTGCTGAGTCTCTTGAGGGTGGAGAGCAACCGCTACTCGCTGGTAAATTCAAAGATCAAGGCGAGCTAGAAAAAGCATATCTTGAACTACAACAAAAACTTGGAGAGCCACGCGATGAAGTACAAACCACCGAAGACGAAGGCGAGCCAGCAGAACAAGAGCAAAAAGAAGAAGTAAGCGAAGAGTCAGAAGCTGAAGTTCTTTCTGAAGAACAAGCTAACCAACTTATGGAAATGGTAGGCGGTGAAAAAGCTTACCAGTCTATGCTACAATGGGCTAGCCAAAACCTTTCCAAAGAAGAAATTCAGATGTATGATTCTGTAATGGCTAAAGGTGACCCCAATTCAATCTTCTTTGCTGTACAAGCTTTGAACAATAAGTACTCAAATGTAGTTGGATCTGATGGTCAGCTTTTGGCTGGTCGAGACGGTAGTAGCGATAGCAAAGCATTCCGCAGTCAACAAGAACTTGTTGCTGCAATGGCTGATCCTCGCTACGATCGGGATCCTGCATACCGCCAAGAAGTTATGCAACGACTTGAAAACTCTGACGTACAATTCTGATGACCGTTACCACCAACGAACGCGGACAACAAAACCTCTTTGCAAAAGAACCACCTATGTACACTGACGACAATTACACTGTGACTCACAACGAAAAGGCTGAGATGCTTAACGGTCGCCTGGCAATGCTGGGTGTGATGGCTGCGCTTGGAGCGTACGCACTAACTGGTCAAATTATTCCTGGAGTATGGTAATGCCTAAAGGTCTCTACGATAACATCCACGCAAAACGAATGCGTATCAAAAAAGGTTCGGGAGAAAAGATGCGGAAGCCTGGCAGTGCCGGTGCTCCTACCGCAGCTAACTTCAAACGAGCTGCTAAAACTGCTAAGAAAAAATGATTACTTGCCCTGATTGCACGCCAGCCCAGCAGTATGTTCTGGAGCAACTGCAGACTCGTGCTGAAGTTACCGACAAGACTGCCCTGGCTGTGATCCTGGGCAACATCGAACAAGAGTCCCACTTCCGTCCTAAGGTATGTGAGGGTGGGACCATTGTACCCTACGATCGCTGCCTCTACGGTGGCTACGGGCTCATACAATGGACTTCCCAACATCGTTATGATGGATTGGGCAGGTTCTGTAAACAGTGGCGTTGTGACCCATCCTCGTTGGAGGGACAAACACGCTACATGATCAATGAAATGGAGTTCAGAGATGATCTCTATGCGTTTCAACTGAAACATCAAACCGTTGATTACTATATGACTCATGCCCACTACTGGTTGGGCTGGGGCGTCCATGGTAATCGCACAAAATACACCTATTCTTTCCTTAACAAACTCAAATGAAATCTATTATCGCTTCCGGTCTCCTCCTCGGCATGGCACACGGTGCCGCTATTGCTGGTCCCTACGTGAACGTTGAAAACAACGCCGGTTTTACTGGCTCGGACTTTACTGGTCATGCAACTGACTTCCATGTTGGTTACGAAGCTGCTGGTACTACTGGCAGCTGGTACATCCAAGGTGGTCCTACTGTGTCCTCTCCTGACAATGGTGAAGCCGACACTAAACTGACTGGAAAGGTTGGTGGTTCTCTGAAGGCTACCGAAAAGCTTTCTGTTTATGGTGAACTGTCTGCCGCCTTTGATGCTACCAATTCCTATGGTACCAAGGCTGGTGTGAAGTACAGCTTCTGATTTAATTAATGTGGTGGGTGGGTCGGTACTTTTTTAACAAAAAATTTTTATGGCAACTTCTGTACTTACCCGTCAGGAGTCAGCCTGGGAAGAGTTTTGTTCCTGGGTGACTTCTACTAACAATCGTCTTTATGTTGGGTGGTTCGGTACGCTGATGATTCCTTGTCTGCTTGCCGCAACCACTTGTTTTATTCTGGCATTCATTGCCGCTCCTCCTGTTGACATCGATGGCATTCGTGAACCAGTCGCAGGCTCACTGCTCTACGGAAACAACATCATCTCTGGTGCCGTGGTGCCTAGCAGTAACGCAATTGGACTACATTTGTACCCGATCTGGGAAGCCAATACCCTTGAAGAATGGCTCTACAACGGCGGACCTTATCAGCTCGTCGTGTTCCACTTCCTTATCGGTATCTTCTCTTACATGGGACGCGAATGGGAACTTTCGTACCGACTTGGGATGAGGCCCTGGATCTTTGTTGCATACTCCGCTCCAGTTGCTGCAGCGTCTGCAGTCTTCCTTGTCTACCCGTTTGGGCAAGGTTCTTTTTCTGATGGGATGCCTCTTGGCATTTCCGGTACCTTCAACTTCATGCTGGTCTTCCAAGCTGAACATAATATTCTTATGCATCCTTTCCATATGCTTGGTGTTGCCGGCGTATTTGGTGGGGCTCTGTTCTCAGCAATGCATGGTAGTCTTGTCACCAGTTCTCTTATTCGTGAGACGACTGAAGACATCTCTCAAAATTACGGTTACAAATTTGGTCAAGAAGAAGAGACCTATAACATTGTCGCAGCTCATGGTTATTTTGGAAGGCTTATTTTCCAATACGCTAGTTTTAATAACTCTCGCAGTCTGCACTTTTTTCTTGCTGCTTTCCCAGTGGTGGGTATTTGGTTTACTAGCCTCGGTGTTTCTACTATGGCTTTTAACCTCAATGGATTGAACTTCAATCAATCTATTATTGATAGTCAAGGTCATACCATTAATACTTGGGCTGACATTCTTAACCGTGCTAACCTTGGTTTTGAGGTAATGCACGAGCGTAACGCTCACAACTTCCCGCTTGATCTGGCTGCTGCTGACACCACTCCTGTGGCTTTGACTGCACCAGCAATCGGCTGATACATTTCGTACGTTCAACCCATTTGGGTCGCATGTCGCCTAGTCATGGAACGGGGGCTAGGTTTGTTTTGTACGAACAATGTCTATCAATCTTATTCGTTTCCTTGAAAATCAGCGCAAGCGTGCTGAGCGTTATCGTGTTGATACGCTC